ACAGTAAACAAGTAAAATTAAATAAATTTTATTATAATAATAATAATTTATATAAATTAAAACATAATTGTCGTGGTCGTATTATTTGTTTTTTAAAAAAAACAAATATTAGGAAAACCTCATCAACGTTTGAAATGATAGGTTGTACCCCCCAATTTTTAAAGGAGCATCTTGAGATGAGTTTTAAAGATGGTATGAGTTGGGAGAACTATGGTTTATATGGTTGGCATATTGACCACATAATACCGTTATCGTCGGCTGAAGATGAGGATGGGGTTTATAAGTTGTGTCATTATACGAATTTACAACCACTATGGGCTTTTGACAATTTAAGTAAGGGGAGTAAAATAATTAATTAACAAAAAAAAAGAGGGACCTAAATCCCTCTTTTTTTTATTCTAACTTTATCCCATCCGAGGATAATATATACCAATTACCTTCCACATTATAAAACTCAACACAAGCACCTTTATTAATTAATATTTCATCATATTCCTCATCAATTTTACCAATAAATGGTATGATAATAACATTAGTTAACGCTTTTATTTTAATGTATGTAGTAGTTGTTGAATCTAACACAATTTTAGATGTTGGTGTATTTCTAACAATTATTAGTGATTCACCTTTTGTTCTATACTCAGAAGTTTCCACAAATTTAATATGTTCCCCATCATTAATTGGGTCAGTTGACATATAATATTTATGTCCAATAGTTCTTTTATTAATTAGTTTTCTCATAATTAAATTACGTATATTTGTCTCGGCATTGCTCGGTACTTCAATTGTTTATTTAAATTTTCAGCTAGTAGTGCCTCACGTTCCATTACTTTATCAGGTTTTAATCTTGTTAGTCGTCCTTCAGCTCCCGTTAATTCATCAATTAATTTTGTTTTTTCATCTTTAGCTTCGGTAGCCAAAGATTGGTAGTCCATTGTTAATTCTGAATCAGGTGTTTTTAAATTACCACTATATTTCCCACGAACTTTAGATAACGTTTCTTTACAGGAAGCAACAAACCAACGTCTTACCCAAACTTGAGCAGGATTATTCAATTCGGTCCAAGACATTTTATTGAATGGTACGTCCGATGGTAATTTAATAATGTCAGGATTATCAGCTAAACATTTATCTCTACCACCTTGTGATGTATCATAATAGTGATACCAAACTTTACCTCTCATCAAATTAGCATTACCAAAATCAAATTTACCACCAGGAGTGTTCATTAAATTTAAAGATTTTTTACCGCCTGGTAATGCCGTAATTGTATATGTTAAATCACCACCAATAATTCTTCTTTGTATATTGATTTCTTGCATTCTTAATAACATATCAAAAGCGGGAGCCATAATGTAAGAACCTGACATACCCATTTGTGCTAAACCACCCGCACCACCAAGACCACCCCCAGCACCAAGTGCTCCGAAAGACCAAGGGTCAAACATTGTGTTATTTAATTCTGACGGTGTAAACCACAACAATTCATTAATCTCTCTGTCCGCAGGTACTTCATAACTTTGTTGATTGTCTTTTAACTGAATATAATCTTTTTTAAGTTCCCAATCACCTCCCGCTTGTAACCCAACTATTTTGGAGTATGCGTAAGTATAACGATTTTCAAAATCTAAACTTTTAGAAATGAACGCTCTTGATAATGATTGTGTGTCAAGATTAAGATTGTATAAAGAAGGCCATTGTGACTCGATTAAAAAATTTTGTACTTGTTCGGAATAGTCATCAATTGAAAATTCCAATAATGTATCCATCTGTTCATCGTCTAATTCGACTGAACGAACAGGTGCTCCCAATATATGTCTTATTTTCTTATATAGGGAACTTCTTTCTGGTTCGGGGATTACTGACATAATTATATTTTATATATAAATATTTAGCTTATGTTGTATTTTACTTCTAAGACTAATAAATATGTTTAATAAGATTAATTTCAGGTATTAAATAATTACCTTTAACTATCTTAATACCGTTATTATCAAATATCATAGCGTCTTTATTATTTTTAGAAAAAATTAACCAATCCGTTTTATACGGATTAACTTGACCAGTATCTAACATTTTATAAAACCCATCAACTAAATCATAGGACTTATATGGTTTAATTTGTGCGGTTTTAATTTCATCACCAATTTTAACTTCACAGTCAATACCGTCAATCGCATCAACAGTATTACCAAGTTCACCAATTTTTTCAACATTTTTATCACCGTATTCTTTTTTAAGAATCTCAACAACTTTTATCTCAGTTAATTCACCAAGTGAGTTAGTACTACCAAGTGTCACCAGAATATTTTCAAAAGTCCCTGATGATAATGAAAAAATCCTTGTTTTAAATTCATTAGCAACACTAATTAATCTTTTCGCTTCATTAATTTGTTCTCCTACGGATTTATTTTTAAAAGTAATTTTAGGCTTACCCAATTTTTCCATAACGATATTAATGTCGTTTAATAAAACACAAAAGACTTCATAATTTGTATTCATTTTATTTATCACCGACCGACCTTTTTGTTCAAAATCATATATTCCTAACATTTGATTTGGTCCATAAGCGTCTTTTTCATAATAATTATCGGGAAAAACTTCACTTAAAATTTTCTCAACACCGTATCTGTAAATATTCTTCACAAACTTATTGGTGTTAAATAAATTTCGATATAATTGAACTTCACCTCGACTACATCTTTCAGACACACCTTCATTAATAATTCGTTTCAATTTAAAATTTTCGTTAATAGTTGTTTTAGTTTTCATTTTAAGTAATTCATTAACAAATTCCCAATTAACACATTTCCAAAAATTATGGATGTATTCATCTCTCTTGTTACGATACTTTAAATAATAAGAATGTTCCCACAAATCTAAACCAAGTAATGGATAACCACCATTTCGAATAACATTCATTAATGGGTTATCTTGATTTGGTGTTGAGATTATTTTTAAAGTGTTACGTTTAGTTAAGACTAACCAAACCCATCCTGAACCAAATCTATTTTTAGCAACCTCCTCAAATTTATTTTTAAATTCTTTTAAACTACCAAATGAACTATTAATTTTCCTTAAAATTGGTCCACTACATTCTTGTTCTTTTGGGGATAACATTTTCCAAAACAACGCGTGGTTAAAAGCACCACCCGCATTATTTCGTATTGTTTTGTTGTACTTACCAATACGTTTAATTATCTCCTCAAGTTCAACATCACCATAATCTTTCTTAGATAATGCGTCGTTTAATTTTTTAACATATCCTTTATAATGTTTGTTGTAGTGAAAATCCATTGTTTCCGAATCAATGAAATTTTTCAAGGCAGAGTAAGAATATGGTAATTTTTCTATACCGATTTTTTTAGCTTCACTAAGTAAAGTTCGTTTGGCGTCTTCTTTTTTAATATTTTCAGTCAGTACTTTGACTTTATCTTCTAATGTTTTCATAATCTTATTATAATACTATAAATAAGCTGAAATACTAAAATATCACTTAATGAGTATACGATTCATTATTTCTTGAACAATATCACCACGGTCTATGTTATCACCCATAACAGTGTCGATAATATTCTTCTTATTTGATAAAATATCGTATATAGCACCTTCGATAGAGTTTTCAAATATTGGGTAATAAATGGACACTGAATTTTTTTGACCGAACCTGTATGCTCTATCTTCAGCCTGTTGGTGGTCCGATGGAACAAATGATAAGTCATTCATTATACAAGCCTCACCAGCGGTGAGAGTAATACCGACACCCGCAGCTTTTAAATTCCCCACAAACACTTTAATTTTATCGTTCTCTTGGAATTGGTCAACCGCATGTTGGCGATGAGGTTTACTACAAGAACCATCTAAATAAACGGCATCTTTCCCAAAATGTTGATATATTTTTTGTAATGTGTCGGTAAAATTTGTGAAGATGATTACTTTTTTATCTTGGTCAATAATATTTTGTGCTAACTCTATAGTTGTATTTATTTTTTCTTCAGCAATTATTTGTCTAACCTTCATCAACTTACTAAATTGTATTGTTAATGATGAAGATTCTTCTTTTTTATTTTCATACCAATTGTAATACTCCCCCATCATGGCTTCGTACTCTTTTGATTTAAGTTTTAGGTAAACAGGTGTAATAATTTTATCAGGTAAATCTAATACATCAGTTTTTAATCGTCTCAAAACTTGTCTTGATGTTCTATCTCTCAATTCTTCCAAATTAGATGCCCCTGAAACATTCCAAACTTTTCTTTTACCTGCGTTAAATTGATACCCTTGACAATATCTAATAGCGTAAGCCATCCAATTTTGAGCCACAGGACTTTCAATTAAATTTAACAAATTAAAGTAATTCATTGGTCTTGAAGTCATTGGTGTTCCCGTCAACAACCAAAGATATTTTGTTTTTAGTACAAAATGATTAACCAATTTAGTTCTTTGGGCTTGTCCATTTTGGATATAATGAGCCTCATCAATAATAATCAATTCAGGGTTTAATTGAGTGATTAATGAATCCGTTTTACTTTTTAATTCGTGAAAGTTTTTTAGAATATCATAGTTAACAATCACAAAGTCGTGTTCCAACGAGAATTTTTTATTTTCAGCAATGAAAATACTTCTGTCAGTATAGTTCTCAATCTCCCTCATCCAATTTATTTTCAAAGACGCAGGACAAATTATTAAAATCTTTTTAACCCCCGTTTCTAACGCTGCAATAATTGTACTTGTGGTTTTACCAAGTCCCATATCATCAGCCAAAATAAAACGTCTCGTACCAACTAATTTCTCAATCGCCTCTTTTTGATGTTCTAATGGTGGTCTATTACTGTACTTAGAATAATCAATTATCACTTTTTCAGTTGTATGTGTTTTAATCAACGCACCCTTAGGCATCCAAAAGTCGTGTAATGTTTCACCCGAAAATACTTTACCCCAAATATGGTAAGCCTTATCTTTCTCAACTAATAATTTCTCAACCCAAATTTCTTTAGGAACAGTTGTATACAATTTTTCATCAGAAATTTTCTTAGCGAAATAGGGGTCGATTTCGACCCATTTCTTAGCAACTTTTGGTGTTACTTCTGAGTATGATATTACGTAATCTGATTGTGAACGTGTAGGAACAAAATTCTTATTGGTTAAGAATTTTTGTTTTAAATTAATTAAAAAATTGTTAGCACCATTATATTCTTCCAATATATTAAGAGCTTTCCTTTCAATTACTTCAAAATTATGTTTTATTTCGTTATTTTCCAAAACTATATTATATTAATAAATAATAATCATAATTAAGATATTTATCAATATGTCAAATAATAAAGTTCCAATAACAAGATTAGGTAAATTTTTCGGTGCGGAAGATTTCGACTTAGATATATCTATGGGTGAAGAATGGTTACATGGTGACTTAAACTTTACAGTGGTGTTATATAGAATTGACAAACAAAAAACCATAACCGACAATGTTTATGGTGAAACCGTTAGTGATGGTATTAAGTTTTTACCACCAATAGAATTTAAAGCGTTTATTCAAATTCTGCCCCCCGAAAATAAAAATGTTGCCACTTCTAAAATTGAACAATTTGAACCTGGTAACATTCGTGTTTCCGTTTATCAAAAACAATTGGATGAATTGGGAATTGATATTGAGTACGGAGATTACCTTGGTTATTATGAAACTGAATCATTAGTTAGATACTATACCGTAAATAATGATGGTCGTGTTGTTTCTGATAATAAACATACTTATGGTGGGTATAAACCATTTTATAGAACAATTATTGCATCACCTGTTGGACCAAATGAATTTAAAGGATTATGAAACTGATTATAACAGAAGAACAACTAAAACTAATTGAACGTGTTATTGATAACGAAGTTTTTTGTGATAAATGTAATTGGAATTGGAGTTTAGACGAGGGTGGTGACGACCCGTATATTTGTCATAAATGTAGACATAATAATGAAAAAAAATAAATGGCGTTACCTAAAAAAATAAAGAAACATATCCCATTAACGGATGAGAAAGTTGGGTATCCGAGAAGAGAGGAGTTGCTTGAAAAGATTAATAGAGACGGTACTTACCTTCCTAAATCAATTCTTCATGCCGATTTGGATGGTGGTATGATAGAATTTGTTAAAACAGATTTGAAAACTATTGTTTCAGGTAAAATAATCCCCATGATTGATATTTTAATAACAACACAAAATTGGGCTCAGTTTGCCCAAACTTGGGATATTCAAAATATCGACAAAAACGTAGAACCCCCATTTATCACAATTGTTAGAGTTCCTGAAGTTAAATACGGGACAAACCCGTCAACTGTTTATACAATACCAAACCGAAAACATTTTTTTTACGCTCAAGTACCTACTTGGGATGGACAAAGAAATGGTCTGGACATTTATAAAATACCACAACCTGTTCCTGTAGATATAACATTCCAAGTTAAGATTGTTTGTAATAGAATGAGGGAATTAAATAAATTTAATCAAATTGTTTTAGAGAAATTTTCATCAAGACAAGCTTATACCAATATAAAAGGTCATTACATTCCAATAATAATGAATGGTATTACTGACGAGTCGGTTAATGATATTGAAAAAAGAAAGTATTATGTTCAAAGTTATGAATTCACAATGTTAGGGTTTTTAATTGATGAAGATGAGTTTGAGGTGTCACCTGGTATATCGAGGGTATTACAAGTATTAGAGATATCGACTAATAAAAGTAAAAAAGCTAAACACGAAAATACAAACCCTGATAGTTTATCAACTAACGCATTATTTGTTGTTGGTAATAATATATTAACTGAATTATTTAATTATAGAGTGGATATTAATATCGGTAATCTTTCAAATATAGACTCATTTGATGTTTATATTAATGATGATTATTACGGTAGTGATTTATCTGTAATACAAATAAACACAGGTGATAGATTACGAATTGAAGTTGTTAAATACGACGATACTAAGGAAGGTATTATTGAGTTAAATAGTACACTACTTTAATTCTCCCCATAGATATCTTTAGAATCTTTACACTTATCCATTATTAACTTTTCAAGAAACCTGTAAATTTTAATACCACGTTTCTCACAATACTTCTTTAGGACATCGTGTGCCTCTTTCGAAATCTTTAAATTTTTTATCTCTTTCCCTTCATTTTCCATAGTAGAAAAAAGGCAGAATATATTCTACCTAATTTATAAATACTTGCCACAAAGTAAAGCACTTTGGTTTTTTTCAGAATATTTATCAATAAAATAAATTAAACAAATAAAAAAACCAAAAAATAATGGCGACAAACAGTAAAGTATTCGTATCACCTGGGGTTTACACATCCGAGGTCGATTTGAGTTTTGTAGCTCAAAGTGTTGGTGTTACTACATTAGGTATCGTAGGTGAAACTTTAAAAGGTCCAGCTTTCGAACCTATTTTTATCACTAACTTTGATGAGTTTACATCTTACTTTGGGGGAACATCTCCTGAAAAATTTGTGAATACACAAATCCCTAAGTATGAAGCGTCTTACATTGCGAAATCTTATTTACAACAATCTAATCAATTGTTCGTTACTAGAATATTAGGATTATCGGGGTACGACGCGGGACCTTCATGGTCTATAACAACCAAAGCAAACGTTGATAAAACAACAGTTGATTTCTTTTGTGAAAGTGCAACAACAGTTGATTGTGTTACAGAATGTGTCGATTTCAAAACGATTGATTTTGCAATTGATTTCTCAGGATGTAATAATAGTATTGACGGTATCACGTTCTTAGACCCAACACAATTTCCTGATGAAATTGCGTCTAAACTTAATTTACCGTATGAAAATTTCGATAATAGTATTTCAACATTAAATACCGATATTAAACTACAAATTTTTAATATATTAAATGAACCTACAACAGAATTAAGTTCAATTAATTATTATGGTACTATACCTCATTCTGACTATGTTACTTTATCAGCATTCACTGGTTCAACTAACGTATTTGATGTTGATGGTGTAGATTCATCAAGTGCGGTTTATACTGCACCTCAAAATGATTCTTGGTACTACGCATTATTTGATAATATTGGTAGTGGTGCTTATACAGGTTATTCTTTTTGGTCAATTGTTACTGATTTAACATTAATTCCTGTTACAACAACAACAACAATTTCTCCTTCAACAACAACAACTACAACTAATCCTTGTGTAACACCTGTTCCAACAACAACAACAACAACTACAACCACAAAACCTGTTCATTGTTATACAGGTACTTTAATGGGTAGAGTTTATGTTTATTCAGGAACTGCTTACACAGATTACGATGATTTAGTTATTGCAACAATGCGTTCAAGAGGTTTAGCGACTTATGGTTCAGGTAATGATGGTGCGGCTTATGAAGTATCAGGTTTAACTGATGTTGAAATGGTATGTACAGGTGGTTATTCAGGTGTTACTAAAAACCCATTCTCAACGTTTGGTTTAAATGTAACTAAAGCTGACGGAACTAATCTATTTTTTGAAACTTCTTTATCTAATTCAGATTCAAAATACCTAAGTAAAGTATTTGGTAAATCAAATTTCGGTAAAGATAGAGAATCAATTCCATTATTTGTTGAAGAGACATATTCTGTTTTATTAACGAATGCTTACAGAAAAGGTTATATTAGAGGTTTAAATTGTGAATTAAACGCATTAGATTCGGCAAGAAGTGAAAGTGTTAGTTCAATCGGTTTCTATTTAGAGAAATACCAATCACCAGTATCTCCATGGGTTGTTTCTGAGTTGAGAGGTTCTAAAGTATTTAACTTATTTAAATTTATCACAATTTCTGATGGTGAAGATGCTAATACAGAAGTAAAAATATCTATCGCGAATATCTCATTTAACAACGGAACATTTGACGTATTAGTTAGAGATTTCTTTGATACTGATAATAACCCTGTTGTCATTGAGAAATTCACTAACTGTAATATGAACCCAAGTGATAACAATTACATTGGTAAAAAAGTTGGTACATCTGATGGTGAATACCAATTGAACTCAAAATATGTAATGATTGAACTTAATGAAGACGCACCGATTGACGCATTACCATGTGGGTTCTTAGGATTTACAACTAGAACATATGCTGGAAGTCGTTCACCGTTCCCATTAATTAAATCTAAATATGATTACCCAGGTGAAGTTGTTTTTGACCCACCATTTGGTTTATCAACAGGTGCTAACGCAGTTTCTACAAGTCCTGGTGATAATATTAGAAGAACTTACTTAGGTATCTCAGATACTGTTGGTATTGATACTGATTTCTACCAATATAAAGGTAAACAAATACCATCAACATCATTATGTGATGCGGTTACAGGTCCTGAATGGTCTTATAGAACTAAAGGATTCCATATGGATAAAAATGCTAATGTTATAACAATACCAAACGCATTTTCTACAAGTGGTACCCCTGAATTCGTTTGTGGTGATGCTGAATTTAGTTCAGACCCTGATAATGAAGATAACCCATACTACAGATTATACGCTAGAAAATTCTCTTTCTTAGTTAGTGGAGGGTTTGACGGATGGGATATCTATAGAGAATATAGAACAAACTCTGACAGATATGTGTTAGGTAGAACAGGTTACTTAAAAGGTTCTTGTCCAACATTAAAATATCCTACGGCAACAGGTTGGGGAGCATTTAAACAAATTACTGTTGGTCAAAACAGAGTTGATTATGCAAATACTGACTACTACGCTTACTTATTAGGGATTCAAACATTCTCTAATCCTGAAGCGGTTAACATCAACGTATTTGTAACACCTGGTATTGATTATGTAAATAACTCAGACTTGGTTGGAAGTGCAGTCGAAATGATTGAGTTTAATAGAGCGGATTCTGTATATATTACAACAACACCTGATTATAACATGTTCACACCATCATTAGGTGACCCAATTGATATGATTTTACCACAAGAGGCAGTAGATAATTTAGAAACTGCGGGAGTTGACTCTAACTACACGGCTACTTATTACCCATGGATTTTAGTAAGAGATACTGTTAATAATACACAAATCTACTTACCACCAACAGGTGAAGTAACTAAAAACTTAGCGTTAACCGATAACGTAGCGTTCCCTTGGTTCGCAGCGGCGGGTTACACAAGAGGTATAGTTAGCTCAATCAAAGCACGTAAGAAACTGACTCAAGAAGATAGAGACGTTCTTTACAAAGGAAGAATTAACCCAATCGCTACCTTCTCAGATGTTGGTACGGTAATTTGGGGTAATAAAACTCTTCAAATTAAAGAGTCAGCACTTGACAGAATAAACGTAAGAAGATTGTTATTACAAGCTCGTAAATTGATTTCAGCAGTTTCGGTGAGATTGTTATTCGAACAAAACGATGATAAAGTAAGACAAGATTTCTTAAATGCGGTGAATCCAATATTGGACGGTATCCGAAGAGATAGAGGTTTATACGATTTCCGTGTAACAGTTTCTTCAGACTCTGCGGATTTAGATAGAAACCAAATGACAGGTAAAATCTACATCAAACCAACTAAGTCGTTAGAATTTATAGATATTACATTCTATATTACACCGACGGGAGCATCGTTTGAGAATATTTAATAAGAAGTAATAATATAAGCCGACATTTTTTTAAGTGTCGGCTTATTTATATTAAAAAGAAAATAAAATGAATAGAAAAAGATTACGTGAAGGTTTTGACGATACAGGTACACCTGATATGAAATACTACGCATTCGATTGGGATGATAATATTTTAGAAATGCCAACCAAAATCATTTTAAAAGATGAAAACGGAAATGAAGTACCGATGAGCACTGAAGATTTTGCTCATTATAGAGGTAATTTAGACAGTAAGGAACCTTTTGAGTATGATGGACATACTATTGTTGGTTTTGCATCAAATCCTTTCAGATATTTCACTACAGAGGGTGATAAAAACTTTGTGGTTGATGCGATGTTAGCGAAGTTAGGGCCAGCATGGCCTGATTTTGTTGAGGCAATTAATAATGGGTCAATATTTTCAATAGTTACCGCTAGAGGACATACACCTTCAGTAATTAAAGATAGTGTTTATAATTTTATAGCTAGTAATCATAAAGGTATTAATTCAAATGAATTAGTTAAAAATTTAGAAAAATATCGTGATTTAGCGGGATATGGTGATATGTCAAAAAAAGAAATGATTGAGGAATATCTTGATTTATGTAAATTTTATCCTGTAACTTATGGTAGTGGTTCAGCAACTAATCCTGAACAGGGTAAGATTGACGCATTAACGGAATTTGTTAATTATATTAAAG